GCGTTGATATGACTGGACCTATACTTCCACCACAATTAGGAGCAGCGACCGAAGTCAATTTCTTTAAGAATTTTCAACAGACCTATACGAACCCGCCGGCGGTGACCAACTCACCAGGGACGGCTGATGCGATTCGTATTATTGGACCTGGTACCTATACGATTGTCTTCTCGGCCCCAGTCACAAATCCCATCCTGGCGATTCTCTCGTTGGGTGGAACGTCAACCATCAAGCTGACCTTCGTGAATCAGCCGGTGGTCCTCTTGAAGACTGGTCCTGGTAATTGGGGCACAGGGACACCATTAGTCGTGTTGAATAATACCGTGACCGGTAAAGAGGGGAATGGTCTGATCCAATTTCCTGGTACGATGACTTCATTGACATTTACCTCTGATCTGGCTGAGAACTGGTGGGGATTTACGGTAGGGGTACCAATACCAATACCATAAAATACTTCTTGACAATCCTACGGAATTGTAGTATACTGTTGAATATGAAGCTTGTATGTTTATCAGACACACATGGATTCCATAAGCGTCTCGTGGTCCCTGATGGGGACTTCTTGATTCATGTCGGGGATTTCTCCATGCGGGCGACAAGCCCCCAGGTCTGTGAATTTGCCCGATGGTTCAAGGCCCTACCCCATACACACAAGATCCTTGTGGCAGGCAATCATGATGTGGTGTTGGAAGGAGATCGTCGCTGGGCCAAAGAGGAATTTGCCCCTGCCCATTACCTGGCCCATGAACGAGTGATATTAGGTGGTCTGACATTTTTCGGTTCGCCGTTCTCTCCGGCAATTCGTGATCCCTCTGATTGGTCATTTGACTATCCTCCTGATAGTGACCGATCCAGAGACCTGTGGGATAATATCCCCAAGAGGATTGATGTATTGATTACACATGGACCGCCCAAGGGAATATTGGATCGGGTCAATGATCCCCATCCAGGAGAAGATCCAAATGTGGGTGATGTCAACCTTCTCCGCCGGGTGATGGAGATTCAACCACGGGCCCATATCTTTGGACATATCCATGAAGGATTTGGTACCTATCAGCATCCGACCAAACGCACCAGATTCTTTAATGTGTCTGTGTGTGATGTCAACTATAAACCCACGAACCCTATTACCATCATTGATCTGTGAGGAACTGATATGCCCCTCTATTCCATTCAACTGAAGCACTCTCCTGAACAGGTGATCCATTTTCAGACGGTGATGACCTGGGCGGCATTGCAACAATACCTTGCCGAGCATCCTGACTGGGAAATTCGACTAACTTCACCTGCCTATGTAAAGGTGAACTAAGATGTTACCAGCGATTATTGAGTCCATGAAAGATTCACCTGACGAGATGAACCGCAAACGGTATCTGGTGTTTGTGGACCTCATAGCAGAGTTGGTGGCATGTCAGAATGAACTGGCGACTCTCAAGGGTGAGATGGCACGGGCCCTGAACAGTAAACCACAGACCAGTAATTCACACTTATACCCCAGTGATTTTTATGGAGTTTAATATGCCGAAACGACTTAATCCGTTGGATTGGTGGAATGCCCTTCGTTGTCGGATTCTGTATCATCCGAATCGGCTCCGTATCCATCATCCTGACATACGTGGATGGCAATGGCATGATCGTGATCATATCATGTTGTGTGCCGTGTTTCAGATTCTTGTTGATTTTGTGGAACGGGAACTGCCGCAATTCAATCGTTTTTGTGGCATGGACACCGAGAAGCATCAATGGATCTATCGCCTCCCCTTTCTGTCGTGGTATCTTGATACCAAGAGGAACCCTCAGGCGGGCATCGAACATCTTCAATGGGCCATGTCCCTGACTCATGATGATGGCAGTTCGACGAGCCAAGCCCAGTATGCAGCAGAAACGCTCGCGCTATATAGATGGTGGACCATTGAGCGACCTGCCCGTTTGGACCCCTGGGAGCAAGTCAGTGAGACTCGGATTCCTATCAAGGATTTGTTCAAGGGAGAAGATGGGGATGGTGAGAAAGCGCGATATTTCGAAGAACTTCGCCTGGCAGGAGCGGTCGAGGAATTATATCATGACGAGGATGAGGCGCAACTGATTCGTCTTATGAAAGTGCGACGAGGGTTATGGACGTAAGGACAGCAGGATCACAGGTACAAGGAATCGTATTACATATCTCTGATGTGATTCTCCATGATACGAAACCTCAAGTGACCTTTGTGGTTACGATGAATATCGATACGATCCAATCCCCCTCAGATGGGGATGGTGAGTTATTCAATCAACAATTCGGTCAGGAAATTCTCAAGCAATTGATTCACCAATTACAGGGGGTCCCCCATGACTGAACGTATGATCACCACACACTTTTCCTATAAAGAATTGACCCGTTCTGGTACGGCTATTCGTATGGGGGTGGATAATGCTCCCACAGAGGAGCATCTTGTTAATTTGAAATTGGTGTGTGAGAATGTATTAGAGCCTGTGAGGAAAGTCTATGGTCCTGTGATCGTGAATTCAGGATATCGTTCAATGGCTCTGAACATGATCGTGAATCCAATGACGACCACGCTGACCAAAGTTAGTAAACATTGTACAGGTCAGGCCGTGGACTTTGAAGTTCGTGGTGTGGAGAATGTAACGTTGGCGCAATGGTGTGTCGATCATCTATGGAGTTTCGATCAAATCATTCTTGAATTCTATACACCAGGCGATCCAAATTCAGGATGGGTTCATGTGAGTTGGTGCGCCGCCCCACATGTCGTGGTGATCGGTGTTGATGATCAATGGAAGCCCAGGAAAGAAGTCTTTACCTCCGTCCGTTCACATGGACAAGTGATCTATACCAAAGGAATTCAACCATGATTCAAGATGTCCAGGCGTTTCAAGAGGCCACCAATCAGTTTGATACCCATCGACCTGAACATAATTTTTATCATCGATTGATCAAAGAAGAATTCACCGAATTGTTTGATGCCGTCGCGGCCAACGATGAAGTGGAAGAATTCGATGCCTGCCTGGATCTGATCTATGTCATTATCGGACATATGATTCAGCGTGGATGGGATGGTCAAGGTGGTTGGAATGAAGTCCAGCGATCCAATATGGCGAAGGTCGATCCGAGTACAGGACATGTCCGCCGTCGTGAAGACGGGAAAATTTTGAAACCTGCGGATTGGACACCGCCGGAACTCACCCCATTTATGAAGAAGGAGAAGTAGATTATGTCGAAGATTGTCTTGTTGATGATTCAAGGGGTCGGACCAATTTGTGGTGAATTGGTGGAAGTCAGTGCCTGGTCTCATGGAACATTTGCACCAGAAAAGCCTCCAGTGGTCCTCAAGCGCCCAGTCATGGTTGGTATTGTACCAGGAAGAACCCCAGGGGAGAAGGGTCAACTCGGATTTAATCCTTATCTGGAATTTACCGAGCAATTCGATACCGGTATTCCATTTGAACTGGCCAATATTCTTCATAACCTGACTCCACTTCTTCAGGTGGAAAATGCGTATCGTCAGAATTATACCGATACCGGATTGATTCTACCTCCTACTGGTAGTATCCCCGGCGGACTCCATCGAGTTTAATCTTGACATCCCACGGCTGTTGTGTTATACTAGCATCATGAGATATTATACAAACGTTGCCGTGTCTGGTTCTAATCTGCTTTATCGTGGCATCCAAGATGGTCGGCCTGTACGGCTAAAAATTCCGTACAAGCCGACTGCCTATCTACAATCCCCTACTCCTACAAAATATACGAATCTGCAAGGGCAATATCTTGCCCCTATTCAATTTGAAAATATGTATGAAGCGTTCCTCCATAAGAAACGATATGAGAAGGTGGCAGGATTTCAAACTTATGGCATGGCCTCGCATGAATATGCGTTCATTGCCGAAGAACATCCCGAAGATGATATTCAATGGAAATTAGAAGATGTTGTGGTCGCCTATCTCGATATTGAGGTCGGCTCAGCCGAGGGATTTCCCCATCCAGCTCAGGCCGCACAGCCCGTGACGGCTATCACAGTGAAGTTATCCAATAGCGCCAATTATCATGTGTTTGGCTATGGGAATTATACCCCCCATCGCGGGGATGTTCGTTGGCATCACTGTGAGTCTGAGGAGCATATGCTCCAACAGTTCTTGGCCTTCTGGACCGAAGATCCGCCGGATATCATCTCAGGTTGGAATGTCAAGACCTTTGATATTCCGTACTTGGTCAATCGCATCACCAACTTATGGAATCCTGATGAAGGCAATAAACTGTCGCCTTGGGGTATCCTCAAGAACAAGATCGAACATTTCTATGGGAAGGATATCTCGACTTGGGATCTGGTAGGAATCTGTACGCTTGACTATCTCCAATTATTTCGGAAGTATGCCCCCAATTATTCCCAAGAATCCTATAAGCTGGGTGATATCGCCGCCATCGAACTTGATGAAACTAAGTTGTCCTACGACGAATATGATTCGCTCCAGGCGTTATATCTCAAAAATTATCAGAAGTTCA